CGGCTGCTTGATCAGTGGTGAACACAGATCTCATGTAACTGTAAACCACATCATACTCTTCTGCATTGACAAATGTTTCATAACCATAGAATGTGTCAAAGATCCTGACCGTGAGATCCACATTGGTGTTGAGTGCGTTGACTGTGCTGCCCATGTTATTGTCCTTGTGTGGTGTTGGTAGTGGCTACTCTATTTGGAGCAACTGGAAATATTGCATTCAGTCCGCCATTGCTGCGGACTGCGGCTGGAATACTGCTTCTAAGCACACCTTTAAGCGCAGCATTGGCTTCTTCGTTTACCGAGGCTCTGAAATCTTTGCCTTTCCAGGTCTGGTTTAGAGTTCCGGCTTTTTGTATAGCACCGATCACACCGGCAGGGCCGCCGCTTTGCAAATCTTCAATAATGCCAATACCAGCGTCCAGCAATCCTCCTTGCCCCAACACAGATTGTGTGCTGCCCGGCCTTGCCAAGCTAGAGCGTACATTGTCATAATAGGCAGAATCAGCAAACCCAACCACATTGGTGTCTGGACGCACGCCACCTATGGCTCCTTCATAATATTTCACAAGTTCGTACTCTATAGTCATTGAATTCTGCATGGTACCTGCACCCTCGTTATAATTATAGGTGTCATGATCCCAACTTTTGATCAAGGGATTGATCAATACATAACTCACCCACTTGTGCTGGCTTAGCCCATACACAGTGATATCACGGAAAAATGCCTGCTTACCTGTTACTGTATTGCCACTGTCACTGTAGGATTCTCCTGCGTATCCCCAGTCATTCACTGGACGATTGTTGTCGTAGATATCTCTGTGATTGTAAATAAATCCTGCTTCAGATTGCAATTCTCCTATGCTGCCATTGGTGGCCCTGGGCGCCAGATAAAACTGTGCCGGATCTTTATAGTAGTAGGCATAGTAGTTGTACCACATATTGCGTACAAGACTTCCACTGTCGTCATGAAACGTCATGCTCAACGGGCCGTAGTTGATCTTTTTCTGGATCACACGTTTGCGATTGTATTGATTTAATGTTTCTGTTTCTAAAGTAAATTTAGGCAACTGTATGGTCTTGACCATGAGACCAATTTGTACTTTTTCATCTGTGGGAAATGCATTGTTCAATAACGGAATACCGGTGTTGATATTGAAATAAGTGTGGAACAAGAACTTGTTGCGCGGAACAAGCTCGTATCCGTTGGGGAGAAAAGTCTTGGCTGCATGGGCATAGTCTTTGAGACCTTGCCCACCAAAAAACTCTTTCTCAAAGTCTTGGCCCCAAGCCATGCCAGATTATCCCGTGACTACGTCGTTGACTGTTCTAGCGATAACACTGCCCACACCAGCACCATTTGGTGTTTGGTTGGCATTGTCATAACGTATGCTCAGAGTGATCTTGAGTGGTTCAGAAGTGTTGTATGAGGCTTGTCCGTAGTCTGCACTCTTGAGATAGCAACCATACAGTTCCCAAGTTTCCAACACAGTGGGTTCGGCGGCACCATTGCCACCATCCAGCACTTCAAATCTTGTGGTAAACTTGTAATCAATACCGGAAGCTGCTGATGCCATTTCCAAGAAGTCCATCTGTTTCTGTAGTTGTTCACCAACCAAGCGGCTCACTGCACCGGATGCGTCATCACGCAGATTGCATGTGACCTCGGCCCAGGTGTATTTTCCTGCTAGGTAAAGAGTGCTGTTGTAGATTGGAATGGGGATCTCGGCAAAACTTGCGGTGGGACGTTTGAAGTCCATCACCTGTTTGGTAAGTTCTGTTCGTGGTGTGCTCACCCCGAAGTTTTCAAATATCACTCGAAAGCGATAGCTGAGTTTGGGCATGAGCAAGCCTTGGTTGCTCGCGCTTTGATCGCTTGCCAAGGGCACTGTCATTCTTGTTAATGATGCAACGGCCATATTTGTAATCTCCTATGCAGTTATTTACCTCGATCGAGGCCAAAAGAAAAGGGGTGTTTCCACCCCTTTTCCTGTGTTAACCATGCCGTTAGATGCTGGTCTGAGTGGCACTGGCTGCGTTGGCAATAGCGCCTGTGGTCTGGAGACGCAGCGGAATATAGATGAATTCCACTGCCTTCACAGGTTCGATAGCGATGTTGACCCATAGCTCGTTGGCATTGATTCTGGCAGGTGTGTTGTTTGAATCATCGCACACCACCAAGAAGTCATAGATACCACGCTTGGCCACAAGATCGATACACAGGCTGTTCACAGAGTTGCTGATTTCGTTGCGAGTGATCTGATCATTGGGTTCAAACAAGAACTGCTTGCCAATCTCTTCCAATCTGCCACGCATGAATGCAACCAGTCGTGCCACATTGATACGATTCAATGCAGTGTCGCCTCCAAAAAGTGTTTTATTACCAAAATTAGTAATACCTATTCCAGGAACAAACGTGATTGGATTGATACGATTGAGATACTCAATATCACGCAAGGCCTGGTTATTGCCAATAGTAACAAATTCACCAGTGGCAGCATTGATATAACCAATCCTGGCAGCATTGTCAATCACACCGCGACGTACACCAGCCGGTGCCAACCATGGATAACTCACCGAATCACTACGGACTATGGTTCGAACCATCATGTGGCTGGGTGCTGTTACCACTGTGCTACCGCCAAGATCTGTGGTCTGGCAACTGGGGTAGAACACAGCCGCATATGCCGAACTGCTGGCAAGTCCATCACCTGCAAATATTCCCAATCCGCCATTGTTGGTGGCCCAGGACGCGATGTCTCCGCCCTGTGGAGCCAGTCTCATGGGAGTATCTCCTACCACGAACACAGTATTATTGCGTTCGTTGCTGAGTGCTACCATATCAGGTATCAGTTCAGGATATGCTGTGCAGGCTGCAAGATTGAACTCGGCTTGTTCTTCACGAACTGTGACACTGGTATTGATGCCAGATCTAAGTGCAGCCACGATCAATGCACGTTGAGAAAAACGGCCCATGTTTGGCGAACCATCTGCACGATTGCCGGAAGCATTGACCCATGAGTTGGTTTCCAGCAGATCCCAGAATGAAGTTTGTGTGGCAGGATTCTGATTGCTACCGGCCTGGATGGCCACATACAGCACAGCGTTGTACAGCACCTGATCGCCCACAGCATAGGTGGTGGTGCTGCTCCAGGTGTCATAGCTGAAGTCAGCAGCGTTGAAGTAATCAACCTCAAAACTTTTCACATTGAATCCTGAACGACGTGTGTTGAACAACAACATGCCTGCCGGAAATTGTGTGTAATCAGGTGCATCCACATCCAAATAATTGCTGGTGAGCAAGGTGGTGATACTGGGTAGATCACCTGTGATGGGATTCACTGTGCCTGTGCTGCTCCACCGAGCATCAGCAAACAACACACCATTTGATGTCTGTTGATCGGTGTTGTCAATCAGTACCCATTGATTCACGCCATCAACTTGTTGCCAACGCTTGATCACCGGGTAGATTTCAAGATCACTGGTGTCAATCCAGAGATCACCATACACTAGCACAGTGCCATCGGTCTGTGTGGTGGGTGCTGTGGCAGAAATAATGGGTCCAGTAGGATTGGTATTAGTCAGATCAAAACCACGTGTGTCGTTGGTTTCATTTTGATATCCCACCCATCCTGATCCGTCCTGTATCATGATGTCCACCTGATTGACCGTTGAATAATACCAGTATGTGCCATCTGCAGGATCTTGATTGGGTGCGGTAGCACTGGCTGTGTACACCAGAGGAATCCATCCACTGAGTTGCAGATATTCTTCTTGATTGTCCACATACACATTGCGGCAACCTGTGGTGCTGGTGGTAAACCCAGCATCACTCACCGCAGTGTCATTACCAACATCTTGCAACAAGATCACGCCACCAATGCTTTGTGTGAGCACAATGGCACCGGTGCTGCTCACTGTGGCAACCACATTGGGCAGACCTGCTGAGCTCACAGCAGTGACAAATGCTGCTGCATCAGTTCCACTGATTGTGACAGTTACTGTTGAGCTCAACGTGGTAGAATTTGCTGTGCTTGTGGTGACGGTGAACTGATCGCCATTGGTGAATGTAGGTGTGCTGGTGCTACCAGTTACTATAGTAGCGCCTGCTGGATTGCGTTCAAACACCTGCAGGGTAAAGGTGCTGTTGTAAGGATATGCGCCCACACCACTTGCTGCTGGACTCACATTGTATTGTGTATAGGTTGTGCCCGCAGGAATGTTCTTGCCACCACCTGTGGCATCCAGTGCAGCATTGGCATACCAGTCATTTTCATATACCGGAGCAGCCTGTGCCACAAATTGACCCAATGGTGTGTTGTATTTTTCCACGATCATGGCAGTACCAAGATTTTGTGAAGTGGTCTTGTTCCATACACTGCCGGTAGGGCGTGGTGTTGCGTCAGTGGCTCTCCAACGAGGAAACACATAGTTTTGACTTTGTTGCAGGCCTGGTGCATAGTAAGTCTCATCTGCTGTGAGGCCCAGTGTGGTGAGCAATCCTGATGTTGATCCAGTAGAACTGATCAAGATGATACCATCATCTGCTGTGGAACCATCGGCTGTGGCAGTGCTGTCTGCAAACAAACAAAGTTTGTTGTCAATCACAGCAGAATACACTCCAGTGATATTGGCACTATTGATAGCGGTACTGAGTCCTACTATGGTGTTGTTGGTTGATGCAGGCACTGCCACACTGGTACCATTGATCACAATGGTGTTACCCGCGGAGAGTGCTGTGGTCACTGCATTGGCACCTTGGATAGCAGGCCAACTCAATTTCCAATCGTCGCTGCCTACCAGCACCCAGGTGTTGAACAAGCTGCTGAGAGTGGTGGAGTTGCCTGTTGCAGTCACTACTGCACCATTCTTGTAGTACACAGGATTGGCTGTGTTGGTGGCCACCACAGCGTAATCACCGATAGCACCGTAATCCTGTAGTGGTACGCCATTACTGAGTTCTGTAGTGCTGGTGATTACCGAAGGAACTATGTTGCTGAATGCACCAGTGGTCTGATTCCATTCAAAGATACCCCACTGTGTGGCAGCAGTGTTTAACCAATATGTACCATTGTCGGGTTCACCTGTGGGGCGAACTAGAGTGGCTGTGAGTTCTGTAAGATCAATATCCACCCGTTGCACATAAGCACGATTGGTCACACCCAATGCAGAGTAAGCAGCCAACAGGCCGTATTCGTTGAGTTCGTAACCATTGATGGGTGTGCCTGCTGTGGTTTTGTAAAAGAATGGATTGCCAAATGTGGCTGCGAGATCACGCTGACTGGTGATCAAGTACAGGCGATTGGCAGTGACTGTTGTGGTACCTGCTGCTACTCCTACTCCTGAACCTGATACTTTGTTCTGTGCTGTGGCGATCAGGAAGTAAGGTACTGAATTTGTGGCTGCTGGAAGATACTGACTTTCGTCGATTACTGTGACCTGTACGCCAGGTGAAACTAATGGTACTGTTGCCATGTTGGCTCCTTTAAAAACTGTTATAGATATTTATCGGATATGACCAAAACTCATGGTATTGCGATGCCCTTTGCCAAAGGTTTGCTATAAATACAGCATGAGACCCATGTGTACAGCCTGCAATCAACGTCTGGTAGCAGTGAACTATCGTCGAAGCGATGTCACGCACTATCGAACTAGGTGCGATCACTGCATTCGTCGAAACAAAAAGATCCGGCCGCCGGAAGCACTGTGGAAACGTGCAGGCTACAAGAAAAAACCCACCTGTGATCGCTGTGGATTCCGGCCTAGATATGCCAGCCAGACCTTGGTGTATCACATGGACGGCAACATGAGGAATGTTGCTCTAAACAATCTCAGGACTGTGTGCCTGAACTGTGTGGAGGAGGTCAGGCGACTAGACGTTCCTTGGGTGCCAAATCCACTGCAAGCAGATCACTGAGTTGATCATATAACTCAGCCACGTTGCGATTGTTTTCTACCACATGATCAAAAGTAGTACCTGCCCAGCTGTATTCACTGGCATGTACGCCTTCTGAATCCAACCAACGCTGTGCTGCTTCGTCACCATGATTGGCCTTGGCTGCAATGTCATACCAGTGCGGGATCATTCCACGTTGAACCCAGATCACCCTGCCGCCTTGATTTTTGATAGCAGCTACTTCGTTGCGGAATCTGCAATCAGAAATCACGATGTTGTCCAAACTTTTACGCAGTTTGTTTTCCAAACTAGCAATCCAGATGTCTGTGTGGAAAGAATTTCTGCCCACTTCTGTTCCCCAATGTTGCAGGATCCAGCGTGGTGTTAGTTGTGGCATACCAAGTCGTTCGGCCCACCAAGGATCCACTTGTTCACGCCACTCTCGGGCGGATTTTGTGCGGCCTTCCAGCAGTTCTCGATCCCAGCCAAACACCGCTGCCACAGCGTCCTTGAGTGTGGCAGCAAATGAGTCACGACGGAAGCCGTGAAAATTCACAAGATAGTCAGCAGCAGTGTCTTTGCCTGCACCAATAAATCCGCAGATTCCGATGATCATACCAGTTCCTTTATGTTTAGATGTTTGAGTGTGGCCTGTAACAGATCAATCTGGCGCCGGCAATCTTCAAGAGCATGGTGGCTAGTTGGCGGTTTGCCCAGGCCAGGATATAGCGCATACACAGTTCTAGCATCTCTCACACGATAGTATTGCCAGGGCAACGGACGATGAAAACTCTTGTAGGCATGCTCAAGAATGTTCATGTCATAAGTTGGACCCTGAGCCCAGATTAATCGGGCGTGCCAAATCAACCGACCCAGTTCGTCTAGTGCTTGATCTAGTGGAATTCGATCTTGTTCCCCAAATGCTTCTTCTCTAGCATGTTTGGGTTGAGTTGCCCACCAGGCTAGGGTTCCATCGTCAATAGAACGATTTTCTTGGCTTTCCAGTGTGACTCTAGCATAGTAATGTCGGTTGTAATGCCCTGACCCAAACGGATCAAATGCCTGAGCGGCTATGGTAAGGATAGTGGTGTCGGGGCCGGTTGCCAAACCCTCAAGATCAATCATCAAGTGCATTCAATGATTGTAACACAACTGCAACGGTTTGTCGAGTAGTGTTTAACCAATTACCCAGGTAAGTGGCTGACTGCCATCCACATACATTTTGAGTTCTTCAATTTTGGCATCCATGATG